CTGGCGAGCTGTTTTGACTAATAGAGTTAGCACAACTGAGTTTGATGGTTACCTGTCTGCTTACGGTAGCTTTACCTGGTCAACGATCAAGATTTACGATGTTTGGAGCGTGATGCCAAACACTACCGACCTACCAACTGGCAGCTGTAGTGTACCTTGCGGCATTGAGTTAACGCAGGGGCTTTTAGAGCCAACCAGCGAGCAGACCAACCTACCCGACATTACCGGCTACATTATTTCTGTTAACCGCGGGACAACGATAACCAATTTACAGACCGTTAGTGAACCGCCATAAGGTGCCAAAATATGCAAGAGAATTTGACGTTGCTAGGGACGCTGTTAACTGGCATGACCGCTATGGGCGGCGCTGTTGGGATGCTGTGGCGGCACGTTGAAAAGCTGCACAGCGAAACCATGGCCAGAATGGACAAAACCACCGATCGCATCGAGCATGAGCTGAAAGACTGCCAAGCCGACAGGCTTAAGTTGTGGGAACATATCACAAAGACGCAGGAGAATAACCAGTGAATCTACAATTGCTTGTGGATGAGCTGCGTAAGCCGCAGTACCAAAGCATGACCGACGCGCAGGCCGCAGCGGCGGTAAATGCTAAAACCGTAGCGATCAGGCAACTGGTACCCAACTGGAAGATTAAACAGACAGCAATTTTGGCTGGCTACTGGGCCGCAGTAAAAGCTGGCCAGTTATCCGCCAACACGATTGCAGCCGGCCTATGCGTGAGTGTTATTGACTGGGTAACAGACCCAAAGATTGAAAGCACAGACATGGACATACCAGGCGTTCAGCAGATGATAGACGGTCTGCTTACGTTTGGGTTTATTACGACGACACAGGCCAACGACCTCGATGCACTCGCCGATAGTACAAAGCCATGGACGCAAAGCGTGGGCCTTGATGTTGTTGGTGATGGTCACGTTCGATCAGCCAGGTTAGAAATCGGAGTCACAATCTAATGGCATTGCCCGACTATTTTGTACAGACACAAGGTACAGCCGTTATTTGGCGAGACAGCGGCGGAACCGGCGGAACGGCGGTTATTACGCTCGATGCACTCGCAGATGGTTCAGCCCGCATGGGTGCAGCGGTTGACCTTGGCAGCGACTGGAACCGTGAGTATTTGGTTACGCTTGTCGTCGAAACGGGAACCGCCCCAACCGCTGGCAACCGCGTCGATTTGTATTTTGCTTGCAGTTACGACAACAGCCTATGGCCCGCTGGTGTAACCGGCAGCGATGGTGCGTGGCCCGCTGATGGCAATGAGGATGAATGGGCCGTGCAACTTGGTTGGCCTGTGACAAGCCTACTAGCAACGAACGATGGCAACACAACTCAGGTTCAAAATCCTGTCATCTGGCGACCTTCTGGTAGATACGTGGCTCCTGTTGTTGACAACAATCTCGGTCAAGCGTTCCGCGATCAAGCAACAGCAGCAAACAATACCAGCCGAATCATCCTAGTACCACTCCGCGAGGCTGTCGTAGATACATGATGCAGCAAGTGGTTGTTAGTCAGCAAACAGGCTACGCACGTAATGCCAGTGAGTCAGCGTATCCAAACCTATGGCGTGGCCTTGTGGGTTGGTGGCTACCATCGGTCAACCCGCGCGGAGGCAATCGCCTTTTTGATTTGTCGCCGTTTCGCAACCACGGCACTCTCACCAACATGGCCAACGATGATTGGGTTGTGAGTGGCGGGGCGTTAAGTTTAGATTTCGATGGTGTGAATGACAATGTACGAGTACCGTTTGCTAGACCAGCGTTTCCATTTACAATCACTTGCTGGGCGTTAACGACATCGGATACAACCAACGAATATTCTCTCATCTTATGTCGCAGCACTGCCGACGATGGACAGTTCTCGATTTTATGGGGCGGGGCAATCGCGGGTGATTATATTTACGCCCGACAAGAACCAGATACGGGTGGTGGGCTAGTTGCTGCGAGATCGCAAAACGCTTTCACGACAAATAAATGGACTCACGTTGTCGCTATTTTCCGTTCAAATACATATCGTCAAATTTATGTTGATGGCGTGGCAGGTATCGAAGATACAACTAACGTAGCCACTCCAAGCGTAGATCGTTTAGCAATCGGTAGATTTGACAGACTGAACCCAGGAGGAGCGTTTCTCGGTCAAATTGATGACGCAAGAGTCTATTCGAGAGAACTAACCCCTCCCGAAATCCGCCAGTTAGCCAGCAAACGTGGCATCGGCCTCCAGCCAACACGCCCTCGACGTATACCGGAAGAAATCGCAGCAGCAGGCGTAGCTAATCCGGTGCTGTTTTACAACCACTATACAAACCAAGGATTCTTTTGATGTTTTTACGACAATCAACAGCATCACAGGAAATTCTACTTGGGCCGTTTCTGGATGATACCGACGGTAAAACTGCCGAATCTGGTTTAACCATTGCCAATACCGACATCAAGATTTGGAAATCTGGCGGAACAACCGAGAGCAACAAAAACAGCGGCGGGGCAACGCATATTGCCAGTGGTCGATATTACGCAGTGTTAGACGCAACAGATACCGATACAGTTGGCGTTTTGGAGGTCAGTGTTTCGGTAAGCGGTGCTTTGCCAGTCCGTAGGCAATTCTACATTTTGGAAGAGGCGGTATACGATTCGCTGTTTGCAGGTTCAGCAGCAGGGTATCAGGTGCCGATTTGGTCAAGTGCCAGTGCAACGGTCAACCTAAGCGGAACCACAATTAAGACCGCGACGGATGTTGAAACGGATACGCAGGACATACAAACGCGATTACCGGCGACACTTGTTGGTGGTCGCATAGATTCATCTGTTGGTGCGATGGCAAGCAACGTGATAACAGCGGCAGCGTTTGCAACCGATGCAGTCGATGAAATCGTTGACGGTGTTTGGGACGAGGTACTGACCGGCGCGACGCACAACGTAGCGTCTTCGGCAGGGCGACGATTAAGGCAACTTGCCAGTGTAATTGTTCGGGCAGGGACAGCACAGGGGTCAGGAACGGGCAATAATCAGATCCAGCTTGATGCGGGCGCAAGTGCGACTAACGGCGAGTACGATCCTGGATTGATATTTATCGAGACCGGCACAGGTGCAGGGCAGGCTAGGCTCATTTTGCAGTACGTCGGCTCGACCAAGGTTGCGACAGTTGACCGAGATTGGCGAATCAATCCCGACAATACCAGCGAGTTTGTCATTCTTGCAGATGCAGGAAGAAACTCAGTCAACGAAGGGTTAGCACAAGGTGGTACATCGACCACCATCACGCTTAACACAAGTGCGTCAGCAAGTGACGATGCCTACAATGGGCAGTTGGTTTTTATCCGCAGCGGAACGGGGCAGGATCAAGTTGGGCTTGTCGAGGATTATGTCGGCTCAACTAAAGTTGCGACGATCCGAACGCGATCATCGACGGGGCAATGGGCAACCGTGCCGGACACAACATCGGCGTATATGATGATTCCAAACCTGACTTTCACTATTTCAGAAATACAAGCGGGGCTGGCAACGTCGAGTGGCGTTACCAGTGCGTTTACTGAAATCAAGGGTGCTGGCTGGTCGAGTGGCACGGATACGCTGGAGAAGATTAGCGACGCCTCGGGCAGCGGTGGGGCAACTGTCATTGTTAGCCCACTATCTGCCCAGGCACCCGAGCGCGTCGTAGGCACAACCATAGACATAGCTGTTGGGGATCGCAGCCCAGTCAGTGTAGATGTGTTCGATGCAAACGATGCAGCCGTTGACCTGTCAGCGCAAGGTAATCTGGAAGTGTGTATCGAAAACCGAAACAATACCGACCTGCAAGTTGTGGCCCATGCGAGCATAACGATAGGCGGCACAGGTAACAGGCGAGCGACATGGACACCTAACGCAGCTGCTGTAGCAACCGTTGATAAGCATCGCTGGAGCCTACGTACAGAGAGTGCAAAGAAAGTGTTAGCCTACGGGCCATGGGTAGTGTCTAGAGTGGCCCTAAAGGACGCCTAGGAGGCTTAAAAGGTACTCCGGCGGGCAAGGTCGAGGGAAAAGGTCGAGCGAATCGGTCATATTTTTGGCAATTGTTTGTTTTAGGGGGGTGAGTTATGGCTGATGTAAGCATTACAGCCGGAAACGTGGCGATTAGTGCCGAAGCGACAACAATCCTGACCGTACAGGCCGGCGAATCAATCACGCAGGGACAGCCAGTGTATCGCAGCAGCAGTACAGGCAAATACTTGAGAGCTGACGCCAACGATACAGCAGCGAAGGCCGAGGCGCTGGGTATCGCACTGACGCCAGCCAGTGCCGATGGCTATTTTCTCATCGCAACCAATGGCGAAATCAACATTGGCGGCACCCTGGTTAAAGGATCGCCCTACTACGTCAGCAACGCAGTTGGCGGAATCGCACCATTTGCCGATTTGACCACAAACGATTACGTCACAATCCTGGGCCATGCTAAGACGACAGCGATTTTGCAGATTAACATCGTCGCGACTGGCATCCAGAAAGCGTAAAAATTTGCAAAAGGTCTATTGTTGTAGCGCAGGTGTTACGATATAAACCCGACATGGACAAGCTATTTTCTACCAAAGAAGTTGCAGCGAGGATCGGTGTTAGCCCAGTGACCGTCAGGCAATGGCTGCTGCGTGGCAAGCTGAAACCTCGGCCAAAGATAATCGGTGGCGGTTATCTATTTACCGAGGCTGACCTACAGCGACTGAGCCAGAGAACTGACAACCGTAGAAAGTAGCTTTTTATTTCTTTGGATTGTAACGATGTTGTTACGAAAGGTTTAACATGCAGGGAATTGTCGAAACATTTGGTAGCCGCGAGGCGTGGGCCGCTAACCGCGCGACCTACATTGGCGGCAGCGATGCTGCTGGGATTATGGGCGCTTGCCCGTATACGTCGGCTATAGAAGTTTATGCCCGTAAGCTAGGACTGCTCGAGCCAGTACAGGCCAGCGAGGCCATGCTGTGGGGTCAAAAGCTGGAGCCAGTGATAGCTACCGAGGTGGCAGATCGCCTGGGCCGGCCTGTAGAGCTGTGGGATCAGTCAGCGATCATTCGGCACCCCGAGCGCAACTGGCAGGGCTGTACGCCCGATGCTTTGCTCGATGATGGTGAGCAGATTGTACAGATCAAGACTACCAGCAACCGCGACGCAGCCGAGGAAGTGCCGCTGAATTACCAGGTGCAGGTACAGCATGAGCTGTGCGTTACAGGTGCCAGCCGAGCCTATTTGGCGATCCTGATTGGTGGCCAGCGTTTGGTCATTCACGAAGTTGAGCCTAACGAGCGTTTCCAGCAATTTATGGTGCAGCGTGAGCAGCTATTCTGGGAAAACCTACTGAATCACCAGCCGCCACCTGTGGACGCCAGCGAGTCGGCCAGGCGAGCTATCGGCACGATGTTTAAGTGGACGCCCGAGGCCATGCCCATGGGTTACGAGCAGGGCATATCTGCCATGGAACTGGATCAGCAGCTAACGCAGATCAAGGATACGCTGAGCGACCTAGAAACCAAAAAGCGTTACCTAGAAAACCAGCTGCTGCAACTGATGGGCGGGGCGGAGCTGGTCGAGCTGCCTAACGGCGTCAAGCTGAGCTACAAGCAGCAGACGCGTAAAAGCTATGTTGTCGAGGAGTCTACTTATCGAGTTTTTCGCAGGAGCCAGCCTAAATGAGTGAACTAATTGAACAACAGCAGACCGAGCCGCTAGAAAGGGCCGAAAGGCAGCTAGCCCATTTGAAAGACGCGTTTGAATTTGCCCAGCGCGAAGCCAAGCTACTAGCCAGTAGCGATTTTGCCCCAAAGGCATTTAAAGGCAACGTACCAAACTGCGTCATAGCCATGAATTTAGCCCGAAGGTTTGGTTTTGATCCAACTATGGTCATGCAAAACGTGGCGATCATTCATGGCAAACCAGCCTGGGAAGCTAAATTCTTAATCGCCCTAATCAACAACAGCCGGCAATTTGAGCGCCTTACCTATGTGTTCAGTGGTACGCGGGGCCAGGATAGCTACGGCTGCCGCGTAGTTACCAAAGACAGAGCTACTGGCGAGCGTATTGAGGGAACCATTGTTGACCTGGCCATGGCTAAGGCTGAGGGCTGGTATCACAAAGAGGGTAGCAAGTGGAAAACCATGCCCGAGCAAATGCTGATTTACAGGTCAGCTAGTTTTTTTGCCCGCCAGCATTGCCCCGAGCTGCTGCTGGGGATGCAAGCCGAGGATGAGGTTGTAGACATTGAGCCTGTGCAGGCAGCACCAAAGAGATTGGAGGATTTGATAGATGAGGTGGGTTAAATTTTCCGAACGATTTCCAGGCAGCAAAGACCAGGCTAGTTTGGACATAGACGACGACGTGATTATTAGATCAGACGGCGCGTTCTTAATTCGCAATTTAGATGAACTGCAAGACGTTGTTTCACTAGACGACCATTGGCTAGAGATTGTGAAGGCCGAGCCTGTGAGAGCCTGTGAATCTTGTCGGTTTTATGACAATTTTGAGCCAGGCGTAGGGCAGTGCAGAAAAAACCCGCCAGTGCGTGAGGAAGGTGGCGAGGATGCAGTGTGGCCTTGGGTAGTGCCAACTGATTGGTGCGGGGAGTTTAAGCCTAAATAGTGCAACGCGCCTGGTCTGGCCGGCAGGGAATGCCAAACGACTGCGCTAGCCGTGAGTGCGCGTATCGACAGCATTAACCGCGGCAGGGATTGGTGATGACGCCCTGGCCCCTAGGCGTTATATCGGGGCGTTTTATCAGTAACAGAGGTAGGGTATGAAAACCAAAAAAACCGAAATGCCAGAAATTTGGCATAAGTTGAACATTCAGCTAACAGCAGCCGAGCGGCGCAAATTCAATGAATGGCGTCGTGAGTTGTACTACGAAGCTGATAGACAGCGCGATTTGATGCGACTTTTGACCGTCAGAACGCCGCATCGAATGGAATCCGCAGAAAAGATTTACGAAACAGTATGCAAGATACCTAGATTTGAGAAGTAGCAGGCAGTTGTAGTTTTTTAACAAGGAGGTTTTTGTTATGGGTAAGCTAGTTTTGAGCCGCAAGGTACGAGAGCGAATTATTGTTGGCGATCGCATCGCCGTTGAGGTCGTGTCGATCAAGGGCAATACCGTAAGGATCGCAATTGAGGCACCAAAGGAGGTCAAGGTGTTGCGACAGGAAATTGTGAATTTGCAAAGCGACAGTGAAGGTGGTAAAACGGAATCAGCTGAGTAGACGCAGCTGCTGAAACAACAACGCGGGCAACCGCTAGAGAACCAGTCATTCAGGACGTCTACCCTGGATGGCTGGTTTTTTTGTTGGGTGAGATATGGGAAAATCGCCAGGGTTTTGGTTTTTTACGGGGGATTGGCTGAAAGATCCCGAGCTACGATTTTGCTCGATTTTTGCTAGAGGTTTGCTTGTCGATTTGCTTTGCTACATGTTTGAAGCAAGCGAGCAAGGATACTTGAGCAGACCAGACGGAACGCCGAGGTCTGACCTGGAAATTGTGGACGCTATTTCAGGCGGCAGCCGCGAGGAAAAGCTGGCCGGTTTAGCTGAGTTAGAGGCCAGTGGAGTTATTTCCAGGGATTTGCGAGGTGTTTTGTACTCTAGGCGAATTGCCAGGCTGGCTGAGGTGTCAGAAATACGCAAGCAAGCAGGAAGCAAAGGCGGAAGCAAAACGCAAGCAAAACCTAAGCAAACTGACAAGCAAATGAGCAAGCAAAAACGGGGGGTTTCGGATTCGGATTCTGTTTCGGATTCAGATTCGTTTAATAACAATACACCCCCTAAACCCCCTGTGGGGGAAATGGGTGTTCTGTACGAGTTTAGCGAAAGCCTAAACACAGACGCCTTTCGAGTCGCCTGGAAAGACTGGCTACGCCACAGAGTCGAAATCAAGAAACCACTTAAACCGACATCAGCAACCAGACAACTGGCGCAGCTGGCCAAGCTGGGGCCAGAAGTGGCAACGGAGTGGATTAACTACACCATCGCCAAAGGCTGGCAAGGGCTATCTGCCCCCGATCCAACCTGGCAACGCAGCGTGAGGAAGCATGAATCATTTACCGAGGAGCTAGGTTTCTAATGAATCGCGACGAAACAACCAAACTGATTAACCGCGTTTTTGTGCTGTTCCCAAGTTTTAAGAGCTGGTTTGACGAACTGCCCAGCCGCAACGCGACCGGCAAAGCGTGGATGGATGCCCTCGGGGCTGTGGACTATGTAGACGCCTTGGCCGTACTGGATGCCTGGGCAACTGGCAAGCAAAAGCCGCCTGCTGGGTTTGAACGTGACCAGACAATCTATCGACTGGCAGCAAATGCCCGAGAATTAGCAAATTTGCGGCATAGACGCGAGCAAGCAGCCCAGGAGGTGTCAGTAGACGTAAAAGCGCGCAGGGCTGCCTACGAGGCGTTACCGAGGTTTAGCGGAAGTGCCAAAAAGGCGTATGACAAGATATTGAGCCGCAAACATGAATACGAGGACGGGAAGATGACCGGCGTGGAGTGGGTTGAGTGGTGTAAAGTTTGTGCAGAGGAGGTGGCGTAGATGAAAAGCGTTTTAATTACCCTGGCATTCATCCTGGGGCTACTTGCTACCGAGTGTTTTGGCCAACAGGCCGGCACAGCCGAAGTGGCTACAGACCAGGCGGCCTATGTGTTTGCAAAGCGTGAAGCCCAGCTGCAAGCGTCTAGGGGTGTAGTTGGGCATCTACTAGGCATCGCCCCAGGGTGCAGATTTGCAGGTGTGGGCAGCAGCAATTCCACAGCCAAGCCGAACCACTGCACAACCAGCAAATACAGGCTAGTAGCCCGAGCGTTTGCGATTGGAAGAAATGGCAAGGTTTACTGGTCAGCGCATTACAGGTGAAAACATGAAGCTAATTCTACCCTGGCCCCCGTCAAACAATCACTACTGGGGCAGCCGAGACAAATACCGCTATCTGACCGCAAAGGGCAAGCAGTACCGAGTTGATACCCTGCTGGCCGTGTTTGCCTGCAACCGTGGCGCACCCAGGCCGATGACCGGCAAGCTGCGCGTAACCATCACAGCTAACCCGCCAGATCAGCGAGCAAGGGACTTAGATAACTTGCTGAAAGCGCCCCTTGATGCCCTTGCCAAAGCCGGCGTTTACGCAGACGACAAGCAGATAGATGAGCTAATGATTAAGCGCGGGGAGGTAATGAAGCTGGGCCAGCTGGTGATGGAAATCGAGGTGATTAGTGGCGACGATTGATAAGACCAGCGAGCAGTACCAACGGCACAAAGAGGACATGGCTAGGCGCAGCCGTGAGCGAGCGCAAAGCAGCCGTGAGATTGGGCCGCTGCCAACTGTGGCCGATCCAGCCAGGCGAGCCAGATGCAAGGATAGCCTAAAACTGTTTTTGGAAACCTATCTTAAAGAAACGTTTAACTTGCCCTGGTCAAACGATCATTTACGCGCGATCGAGGTAATGCAGGACGTTATTTTGCACGGTGGCCAGTACGCCCTCGCTATGCCCAGGCGGCAGGGCAAGACAACCCTGATTACTGGGGCGACGCTGTGGGCTATTCTTTACGGCCATTGCAAGTTTGTGGTGGTTGTGGCTGCGACTAAGGCCGACAGTATTAAGATCGCCAACAACGTCAAAATAACCATCGAGGCCGATGAAAATTTAAGCGGCGACTTTCCTGAAGCGTGTTACCCCATTCAGCGGCTGGAAGGTATCAACCACAGAACAGGCGGCCAAACCCTCGATGGTGAACAAACCAGAATACGCTGGACTCGGGAGGAGCTGGTATTTCCGACTGTGCCAGGAGCGCCCAGCAGCAGCGCGCGGTTGTACTGCCGAAGCATTACTGGGGCTATCCGCGGTTTATCAGATAAGCTGCCGGACGGTACCACAATACGCCCCGAACTGGTGCTGCTCGATGACCCGCAGACCGAACGCAGTGCAAAAAGTGCCCACAGCACAGCTGAGCGAGAACGCACAACGAGCCGCGCAGTTTTGGGACTCGGTGGAGCCAGGAAGCGACTAGCAGCGTTTGCAGCAGTGACAGTGATTCAGCAGGATGACCTGGCGGCCAGGCTGCTGGATCGCAAACGTAACCCAGATTGGCGCGGCGACCTAATGAAGCTGGTTTACAGAATGCCTGACAATATGGACTTCTGGCGAGGGTATCGAGACAAGCGCAACGAGCTGATACGACTAGAGCAGCCGCTAGAGCAACTGAACGATTACTACCGAGCGAACCGAGAAACAGCCGACGCTGGGTGCCAAGTAGCATGGGAATATCGGCACGAACCCGACCAAGTAAGCGCGATCCAGTACGCGATGGATTTGTGGGCCAAAGATGAGGACGCCTTTTTAAGTGAATACCAAAACAGCCCCAGAAGCCAGGACGTAGAAAACGCCTTTGCTCTAGTGCCAGCAGACATCGGCAAAAAGCTAAGCGGGATACCGCGCGGATTTGTGCCAGACTGGGCCGAGCAGCTAACCGCATTTTGTGACGTTCAGCAGGATGCCCTGTTTTACCTAGTGGCCGCCTGGGATCAGCAGCTGCGTGGCCATGTTATCGATTATGGCAGCTGGCCCGAGCAAGGCCGGCAGTATTTCACCAAGCAGGACATTAGAAAGACGCTGCAAGAGCATTACGGCGTAGCAACCGTACAGCATGGACTGCTGGCAGGTATTACCGAAATCAGCGAGCGACTGCTGGGCAAGCAATATGCCTACCAGACCCGCGGCACAACCAGCGTTAACCTACTGCTGATTGATGCTAACTGGCAACCTAGCACGGACATTGTTTACCAAGTAGCCAGAACGCTTGGCGCAGGCCGGCTGATGCCCTGGCACGGTAGATACGTCAGCGCGACGACAGCCCCTATTGAAAGCTGGAAACGGGAGCCAAGCGACAAAGTAGGGCCAGGCTGGAAAACGCAGCTGGGCCGGAGAAATCAGCGGCACCTGATTTGCGATGTGAACCAGTGGAAAACCGTAGTAGGCCAGCGAATTAAGACGACCGACGACAAAACAGGCATTACGGTGTTCGGGGATCGCCCAGACACTCACGCCATGTTGGCCGATCATCTGAGCAGCGAGTACGCCATAGACTCTAGCAGTGAATCAACGGGCCGGCGGGTGCTGGAGTGGAAGCTAAGGCCGAACCGCGACAATGAATGGTTCGACGGCCTAGTGGGTTCAGCCGTGGCAGCCAGTTTTCTAGGTGCAGCCCTGCCAGGCCAGGTAGTTAAGCAGCACAAGCAAAAAGTGAGCTGGCGTGAGCAGCAGCAAGCTAAGCGGCATACTCGGTAAATAATTTCCAGCCAAGGGACTTGGAAAATTAAAAAGGAGTTTCCATGAGTCAGGGTCTGACCTGCCCAAAGTGCGGCTGCGCTGATTTGCGGGTACATAAAAGCCGCAGCTATGGTGAGGGCCGCAGGCGAGTCAGGATTTGCCGCAACTGTAGCCAGCGAATAGCGACCACAGAAAAAATTTTGGGCAAGTTGGTCACAGGTGACCCAAAACCTAAAGATAAGCCGCCAGGCAATTGACTAGCGCTGTGGCATTCTAAAAACTTGGGGCATGAGCAACCCCAGCGACCTTGAAACGACGATAGAGAACGCAGCCGAAAACCCACAGTCTGCCAGCGTAGACGGTGTGACCGTAACCCAGCGCAATTTGTCGGAACTCATTGAAGCCGATAAATATCTGCAAGCCAAAAAGGCATCGAGGCGCAAAAATCGAGGGCTGCGTTATACGCGGATAGTGCCGCCAGGTGCCAATTGATAAACCTGTTCCGGCGCCTATTCCGAAAAACCAAAACACGGCTGGTTAGGGTGCGAGCGAAATACGACGCAGCCCAGACTACCTACGACAACCAGCGGCACTGGGCAGCGGCAGACGACCTATCGGCTAAAAGTGCTAACAATGCCCATGTGCGCCGGCAGCTAAGAAAACGTAGCAGATACGAAATCGCTAACAACAGTTACGCCCGAGGTATCGTTTCTACGCTTGCTAATTACACGATTGGCAGCGGGCCGACCCCTGGAATAACGTACCTGGGCAACATGCTGGAGCGCCAAGACGTCAGCGAACTATCTGCCGTAGTTATGCGGCTGTTCCATGAATGGTGGCAGGAAGCGGAAATTCAAAACAAGCTAGCAACTGCTGGCGAAACGGTGCCGCGGGATGGTGAGGCGTTTTTGACAAAGTACACCAGCGCTAACCCGTTTTGGCGTTCACCAGTGCGCCTTAACGTCAGGCTGCTCGAAGCTGACCAGTTTGAAACTGACAATTTGCAGGGCCAGTTGGGTAGCGATGAAAGCGGCGTGGAGTTAGACCAGAATGGCGACATTATGGCCTACTACCTGTTGCCTTACCATCCAGGCGACACGTTCAGCCCCATCCAGTCAGCCATCAGAGTTAGCGCCCGCGATGTGTATCACCTGTACCGAGCCGACCGACCCGGGCAGCTGCGTGGCATCCCCTGGTTAACGCCGTCGCTAAACATCTTTGCACAGCTGCGTAGATTTGTTTTGGCAACGCTGACCGCAGCCGAAACAGCGGCAGACCATGCAGCCGTGTTAGAGCAAATGGCCGGCGCAGACGATGAAGATCAAGCCGAACCGTGGGAACGGATGGAAATTGAGCGCGGGGCGATGGTAACGCTACCAGCCGGTGCCAAGCTAAGTCAATTCAAAGCCGAACACCCCAACGCGACGTTTGAGCAATTTATTACCAGCATGGTGCGTGAGGCGGCCCGCTGCGTAGATATGCCCGCAGTGCTGGCTATAGACGCCTCCAAGTACAACTACGCATCTGGCCGATTAGACCTACAGGCGTTCTGGCGAACCCGCGGGGCTGAACGCGTTTTGATTTACGAGCGACAGTTTTTAGACCCGCTATGGCGCGACTGGCTAGATGAAGCCCTGTTAATACCTGGTTATCTGCCGGATTTGTTTGCCGAAACTGCCTATGACTGGGCGCCACTATGGCGCTGGAGCGAGGCCGAGCATGTGGATAGGGCCAAAGAAGCAGCCGGCCAAGCAGCCGAGCTGGCGAACCATACCACGACGCTGGCCCGAGAATATGCCCGCAGGGGTTTGGATTGGGAAGATGAGCTAAAGCAGCGAGCCAGGGAATTAGAGGTGATGCGAGAGCTAGGGCTGACCGCAGCCCAGGCACAGCCGCAGCCACAAACCCAGCCGCAGCCGCAACCAGAAGAAATAGAAGATAGCCCTGAAGATGACATCGAGGACGACCTAGAGGACTCGGTAGAGGATAGCCCAGATGAGCAAGTCTGAACGCATTGAATTATCAAGCCAAGCCACGATTGAGCTACAGGCCGACATCGAGGGCGTACCAGCCAGGCCGACTGTGGCTATTAACGCTTACAACGGTGGCCCAGTACGCGTAGGCGGCTATCGGCACCCAGTTGTTATCGACCTGGAAAGCCTACAGACGCCAACCAGCATACCGCTATTTCGCAATCACGACAGTGACCGCATTATTGGCCATGGATCGCCAACAGTGCTGCCGCCTAACCGACTGGACATTGGCGGCGTGATTAGCGCCAGCAGCCCAGACGCTGAACAGGTTATCGACCTGGCCAAGGGTGGTTTTCCGTGGCAGGCATCGGTGGGCGTAGATGTGATTGCCAAGCCGCAGTTTTTAGCCGATGGCGAAACAGCCATGGTAAATGGATCGAGAGTAAACGGCCCCGCATACGTTGTGCGAGGTGGTGAGTTGTACGAGGTAAGTTTTGTGACACTAGGCGCAGACCGCACAACCAAAGCAACGGTGGCCGCGCAAAGAGAGGAAACTGAGAAAATGGAAGATAGAACAGAAAGCACAGACTCGGCAGACGTTCAGGGACTGTTTGACCAGATCAAAATGGAAAAACAGCGACAGAAAGAAATTGTTGACATCAGCAAGCGATACATTGAGCTAGGCTACGACGTCAGCACGGTTCAGGCAGCCGCAACCCATGCCCTCGATAACAAAACTGACGCACAGCAATTTGAGCTGGGTCTGGTACGCAGTAGCCGCGGTGTGAACATCCGTCGCAGCAGCGGCCAAAAGCTGACCGGTGAAGTCATCGAGGCCGGCCTAGCATTGGCTATGGGCAGCGCATTCGACAGCGAAAAATACTACAAGCCGCAGGCGCTGGAAGCTGCTCGAGAAAACTGGAAGCGCGGTTTGACCGTTACCGAGTTTTTGCGCATGGCAGCCCGCAGCAATGGCTGGACGGGTGAAAGCAACAAAGACGTTAAGAGTCTGCTCAGAGCAGCATTTGCCCCAGTCGAAGCCGCAAGCGGTGTATCGACCTACGACGTATCGGGCATTTTGTCCAACGTCGCTAACAAGATGATTATGGACGCCTTTAACGCAGTCGATAACGCTTGGCGACAGATCGCCCTCATTAGCCCAGTTAGCGACTTCAAGCAGATGGAAACGTATAGCCTAGTAGGCGACGTTGACTATGAAAAGCTGGGCCGCGGTGAGCGAATCAAACACGGTACGCTAAACGAGGTGCAGTACACCAACCAGGCCGACACCTATGCCAAGTTTATGGGCATCGACCGACGCGACATTATCAACGACGACATGGGCGCATTTAATCGCGTTCGTCAGCGTTTGGGCCGTGGAGCTGCAACTAAGCTCAACAAAGTGTTCTGGACTGAGTTTATGGACAACTCATCGTTTTTCGCCTCGGGCAACAACAACTACATCAGCGGCGCGACAACTAACCTTGCAAGTGAAGGTCTGCGCCAGGGTGTTGAAAAGTTTATGAAACAGACTGACCCAGACGGTGAGCCGTTGGGCATCATGCCACGCATTCTGCTAGTACCGCCAGAACTGGACAGCATTGCCCGTGAGTTGTTTGTTTCGACTAACAACAATACTGGCGGAGCTGCAACGACTGAGCGAGTACCAAACGCTAACGTGTTTGCTAACCGATTCATTCCGGTTTCGACCCCGTACCTAAGCAACAGCACGTACACAGGCTACAGCACAACCGCCTGGTATCTGCTGGCTAGCCCAGCTGAAATGGCAACCATCGAAGTTGTTTTCCTCAATGGCGTGGAAACCCCGACCGTGGAAATGGCCGACGCTGATTTTGATCTACTTGGTATTTCCATGCGAGGCTATCACGACTTCGGTGTTAACCTGATGGAAAAGCGAGCTGGGGTTAAGAGCAAAGGCGCAGCATAGTGGATTTACTTGCCAACGGCGCTGAGTGGCTGCGAACGCAGCGGAAAAGCTATTTAGGGCAAACTGTGGTGTATGCCCAGGATGGTGATACCGTCATCGTTACAGCTACCAGCGCTGAAACCAGATTTGAGACCGATACCGGCGACGGTGTTTTGTTAACTGGTAGGCAAGTGGATTGGTTGATAGACGTAGCAGATTTAGAAGCAACGCTGGGTGCAGGGACGCGCCCGCTACCTGGCGACAGGATACAGGCCGGCAGCGGCGCATCAGCGATCCAGTACACGGTGGTACAGATCGGGGGTGAGGCTGCCTGGCGCTGGCATGATCGCCAGCAAAAGACCTTGAGAATACACAGCATTGAGACAGGAGCCGGCGCGATATGACCAGCGTCTGGTTTGGCCTGAGAAACAAGATTAAGACACAGATCAACGGTTTGACTGGTTACGAAACCATCGTAGCCAACATACCGACGATAGACCGCGCCGAACTGACCGCACCTAAGATTTTGGTAACGCCAGCCGACGCAACAATTGGGTTTAGAAACCGCAGCAACACCCCCAAAACCATGGCCGTTTTTGTTGCGTTTTTTGCCCCACTTGGAACAGATACAGCGACCTGGGACGACGATGCCGAGCTGTGGCTGGGTGATGTGGAGTTGATACAGAAAAACCTGATGGACGACCCGCCCGAGGGCTGGCGAGCTATTGAGGTAGAGTGGCCAGTACCTATCAGCGAGGATAGGTGGCGAAATTACAGCCAGTTTTCAAGTGTGTTACGAGCGAGTTACGAGGAGCTAGCATGATCGAGAGTATCGAGGAACTAGAAACGACGCTGACCGCTGGTATCCCCATGAGTGGCGGCCTAATGAACAAGCTAGGCGTCATTGACCGCCTACTAGACAAACTGGGCCAGCTAGTGGCGTTCATTGGCGATTTGCCTAAAGAGAAAATCCTAGAGATGCTGGGCCAGGTGTACGACGACTACATTGGGCCACTAGACATCCCAGGCATTCCTAACATCCTGATTGAAGCGCAACTGGATGCCATGCTGCGCGAAGTGTTTTTGGCTATTGCGTCAAGGATTATCGACCGTGTTAATCAGCAATAACCGCGCCCAACTTATTTTTGATTTGCTAATGCTGACCTCGCTATTGTCGTTCGGTCTAGTGCTAGGCTGCCAGCGCGGCCAGCCAAAGGTAGAAACGACCGCAAGCCGGTTTTTGAAGGATTACGCAATTGGCATGAGTGGTGCGTTTATTGAAGCAGCAGCCGCAGTGGAGAATGGTGTAATCAAAACCGATGCAGAGCTGCTAGAGTTTTTGCAACCAGTGACTGCCCAAGCGCGCAAAGAGGCAGCCATTGGCATTGACCAGTACCTTGAAAACAACCTAAGCAACGGCGAGCTAAAGAAATCAGACGTTACCGTACTACGCGACCTCGGGCAGCAGTTTAGGGGCGTTTATGGACGATAGCTACGGCTACAGATTAGACCTCGAAAACCGCGACGCAATTATTGAGCAATCGCCAGCGTTTTTGCTTAAAATGAGTACCGAGCCAGAGCGCGTAGACCCGCGGCCAATTTTGGTTACAGAGGATCAGGGCAGCATAGGCAGCTGCCAGGGCCACAGCCTATCGAGTTGCTTAGAGTGGTGCCACTATCTGGCGACTAAAGGCCATTACCTACAACTGAGCCGGCTATTTGCTTACCTGGGATCGCAGCGCCTCGATGGCATTATTGGCGATAACGGCAGCACGTTACACGGTGGCGCCAGGTTAGCCAAAGACTACGGTATTTGCCCAGAAAACATCCTGCCCTACCCAGTGCCAGCGGTTTACCCCCGCGGTGGCTGGCAAAGCATGAGCAGTGCAGCCTGGGACGCAGCGACAAAATTCAAGATCGCCACAGCGCAGTTTATCGAAACCGAGCCACAGGCTAAGACCTGGCTAGCCGCAGGAGCTGGGTTAATCAACATCGGGATCGCCTGGGGCCAGGCTATGACGCCAGACAGCCGTGGTTGTATCAAGTCATTCAGGCCAGGTGGTGGCGGCCATGCAGTTGTACTAGGTGGCTATTTACCAGATGCAGCTGTGGGCGTCAGCAGCGGCGACGGATATTGGTATTTATTGCACAACAGCTGGTCAAAACGCTGGGGCATGAGTGGATGGGCCTATGTGGCCCCTAACGCTGTACGCCAGATGCTGGAATCAAGATTTACGACCTTCGTTGGCCTGAGCGATATGACCGACGTCAAGCCGCGAGAAATCGATTTTACCGAGGAGAGCGCAGTAGCATGATTGCAACCATGATTTTAACCCTAGCACTTGCACAGGATTGCCCTAACGGCCAATGCCAGATGCCCCAAAAGCCGGCACCAGCCGCAGCGGTGGTAGTTAGCCAGCCAGTGCGTCAGTTGGTTAGCAAGCCAGTTAAGCGGGTGCGTTTGTTTGGCCGTAAGCTGCTGCGTGGCTGCCGATGATTAACCTGAGGCTCGATTTAGCAAAGGTGCAGTTTAACGCGCGACCTGTGCTATCAGCCAAAGACAAAGGCACCAGGCGAGCGCTGGTGAAAGCCGGCGCGTTTGTTCGCAGCTTTGCAAAGCTAAGCATTAAAAAACGAAAGCGGCCAGCCGAGGAAGGGCAGCCGCCTAGAGAGGTAAAAGGGCAGTTAAAAAAGTTTTTGTTTTTTGTCGTAGACAAAGCCGAGAGCGTGACTATCGGGCCAATCAAGCTAAGCAACACCAAAGCACCTGGAACGCTGGAATACGGCGGGGCCAGAACAACGATGAGAATGGTACGCGGCAGAAAGCAAGCCGTAAAAGCCGACTATAAACCGCACCCCTACATGAACCCAGCCTTAGACAAAAACGCAGCAAAAGTACCTGAGTTATTTAAAAACGCATTTAAGTAAGGATCGCAAAATATGGCAGTGCTAAAAGGCATAGACTGCAAGGTATACCGCAACACGGCTACCTATGGATCGCCAACGTGGGCGCTGGTTAACCCAACGATTGAGGTGACTGTTAACCTGGAAAACAGCACGTTTGACGCGTCCAACCGCGACAGCAACTACAGATTACAATTGCCAGCGCTAACCGACATCAGCGTAGATTTTCGGTTCCACAAAGACAAAGACGACGCAGATTTTTTGGCACTGGAGACCGCAGCGCAGACCCGAGTAAATTTGGATTTACTAATTCTGGACGGGCTGCAAACAGTAGCCACTAGCGATGGCTGGCGTATTTTGGGATTCTTTAGTAGCTGGACAGAATCGCAGCCGCTGGAGGATGCCATCACCGTAGACGCAACCTACGTTCCAGCAGCGGTGGCCAACGCTGTGGCAGTAGCAACGGGAACGGCGCCCCCATGATGACTTTTAGCGATGGACAGAAAACGTGGCATCTGCGCTGGACGGTAGGCGTCTGCCGAGACTGCCAAGGATTGCCATACCTCGATGCCGAGGGCAATGAGCAGCGACTAAACCCAGGACTTATTGAGGTCTGGTTTCCAGCCCTGTTTACCAACCCTGTGCTGGTCTGCGATTTGGTTTGGGCAGCTGCTCGAAAGCAACATGCAGATCGCAGCAAAGAGCAACTAGAGGACGTACTAGCCGGCGAAGTTATAGACGCAGCCAGGGAGGCGCTACTTGATGAAATCCTAAATTTTATCAAGAGCCAGGCAGGCCGATACAAAGTGCTGAGCCTGATGAGGAAGCAGGCCAAAGTGGCACTAGAGGAAAGCTACGAGGACATAGCAAACCAATTGACGGGTACAGACTCGCTATTGAGTGTGCAGGAGAAATCGGGATCGACCCAACTGACCTGACGCTGGGCGAGTTGCTGCTCATGGTAGGCAGTAGGCGCAAGGCAGAATGGGCTAGGGCGGGTACAATAGCCGCAGCAGTGTATAACGTACACAAACGCAAAGGCGGCAAAACAATTAAGCCGAGCGATTTTTACAAGCCGCTAGGTGAGTCAAATGTTAGCTGGAAACAGGCAGTAGAGCAGTTTAAGAAAAGGAAACCCAAAGGATGAGCCAAGCAGAAGTAAAGACAGTTACAGACATTTTGCCCTATGTGCCAAGCAGCGCAGCGGCAGCGGGTGACGTAGCCCGAGTTGGAGGTATTTTAGGCGTAGTAGCAACCGACCTCGCAGCCAGTGAGCGCGGATCGCTAGTAGTCAATGGCACAGTCAAGCTGCCAAAGATTACCGGCGCTATTACTCGCGGCGCTAAGGTATTCTGGAATCCAACCGGCGATCCAGTCAGCGGCACAGCCGGCAGCGGCGCGGCGACCGTAACGGAAACCTCGGGCAGTTTTGTCGGCTACTGTGTGGAAAGCGTAGTCAGCGGCGACGCGTCTGTAGTGGTTTATCTGACCGGCGCAGGCGAACAGGGCGTGCAGCAAAAGCGTTTCCGAGTCACAACCGCCCAGGTCAACGCAGGGTTTACCTTGTTGCCAGCGATTGCAGGTGTTCAGTATCAGCTAACAGACCTTGCCCTGATTGCGATTGGCGGCAACGCAGCAACTGCAACCGGCGTTATGGTGCGCGGCACTCAGTCGGCCAGCGTGGTTAAGCTCATGGACGCCAAGGTAGCTGGACTCACCCAGTCAACGCTGCTGCGAATCGGTACGGCGACCAACGGTGTTATCCTGGCCGATGGCGCATCATTTGTGCCAAACGACGCCAATACGGCTATCACCATTATCAAGGATGGTAGCGACCTGGCGACCGCAACGCATATCGACGTTTTGATTAGTTACAAGACGGTAATCAGCTAACGCGGGGCCGCTATGGCATCCAAGCAAGGCATTGAGGCAGGGGGCGCATTTGTTCGCATATTTGCGGACGATTCGCCCTTGCGCCGAACACTAAAAGACGCAGCAAACCAAATGAAATCATTTGCGACGCCCCTAGTTGGCGCCTCAAAGATTTTAGGCGGTGGGCTGTTGGCAGCAGGTGCCGCAGCTGTTGCAGCTACTCGCAGTTTCGCCAATTATGGCGATTCGGTAGGTGATGCAGCAGCGAGAACCGGACTATCAGCCGAAACGCTGAGCGAGCTGGGTTACGCGGCCAAGCTGTCCGGTTCGGATATGGCAACGCTGGAAGCCGGATTTAAGACGTTTACCAAAGGACTGGTAAGCGGTGGCAATGTCAAAGCGCTCGAAACACTAGGGCTAGACGCTGCGACCCTCAAAGCGCAGTCACCAGACCAGCAACTACAGTCAATTATGACCGCGTTTCAGGGTATTCAGAACCCGACGCAAAAAGCTGGTTTGGCTATGCAGGTTTTTGGTAAAGCCGGCGCTCAAATGATACCGCTATTGTCAGCCAGTAGCGAGGAGCTGGCCGGAATGCGGGATGAGGCCAAGAAATTTGGCATGAGTCTTTCAGCCGACCAAGTAGACTCGGCAGCCAAGTTTAACGACGCCATAGACAAGATGGGCATGGCACTACAGGGAGTCGCTAACACGATTGGCGCAGCCCTGGCGCCACTTCTTACTTGGATGGCAGATTCCGTACTAATTGCAGCCGAAAGTTTTATTGCCTGGCTAAAAGAGATTACTAAGTTTGTTGGGTCATCCAAAACAGCGTTTGCTACATTGCAAATGGCCTGGGCCGCTACGACCGAATTTTTTGGTAACGCATTTAGCTACGCGGTGCAGGGAATATCGTCAGCCTTGGTAGTAATGCAAACCACGATCGAGGGCGTATTTGATACAGTAGCGACAAACATACAAATTGTCTGGGCCAAGGCGATGCAGGCCATGACTGGCGCGACGTTTAGCATGGTACAGAAAATCAGTAAGCCGCTGGCCGATGTGCTGCGAGGAGCCGGCCTAGATAGTGCCGCTAATTTCATTCAGGGTGCAGCCACAGGCATTGGTGTAGGCGCGCCGATGATCGCAGCCGAGCAAAGCAAAGAGTCAGCCAAGTTAGGTACTGAGCTAGAAAAGCGTAGGCAGCAGCGCGAACTAGACCAGGCCGCTATGCTGGCCAACATTCAAGAGGATGCAGCCAGGGCGCGATCGCAGCGAACCCAGGCCGTGGTAGATGCCCAGACCAAGCTGGCCGAGTCTATGGCAGCTGACCAGAAGCGGGCCAGCGAGGAAGCGGCCAAGCGGGCCGAGCGAGCGCAGTTAGAGGCAGGTGTAGCCTTTGCGGGTGCAGGTGGTGGCATGGAAACCGCTGGGACGTTTGCAGCACAGGCCATTGCGGGACTTGGGGCGCAGAGCCTCCAGCAGGACATGCTAAACGCCCTTAATAAAGTGGCTGCTAATACCGGCGCCATTGTAGACGAAGTTGCCAATGGGGGTCTGCAATGACGATAAGCGTTATAGAGCATTCACCAGAGAGCCGCAGCGGTGACGCATCG